ACTTCACAGAAAAAGTGTAAGTGTGGTAAAGTGATACCTCTAATAAGAAATACTGTTCTGTTGCTTGTAATAAACAGTTTAATACTTGTAGCTGTGGTAAACCTTTACGTCGAGGTAAGTGTAGTGTTTGCAATCAGGAATCCACTAAGACAGTTTCTAGTGTTGCTGTAGACCTAGCAGTGCCCAATAAGCCTGAGTCTACTGGTAAATCTAAAATGTCTTATGCCACTCGTGTTGATTTGGCTTATAAAGAAGTCATGTTGCTGCCGTATGAGGAACGAGAAAAAATTTTTGTGACTCTTAATCACTATTCTCTTGGTCCTGACGTGCTTGATAGTTGGAATAAACGAAAGGAGTTTTCTAACTTATTTGGCAACGTGGTTTTTTGCCAGACAAGCGCAAGTGTCTCGCAATAGAGTCCTTGCGCTATTTTTATGACCATTTCTGGTATACCATCAATGATTATCCTAATCATGAAGGTTTCTATTTGAAACCTGACGAAATAGGTAATCAAATAATTGGTGGTTATCATGATGGTTCTATTTTACCCCCGGTTTACGCCAATCCTGAGCGTCAACCCCGACCTTCTCCTTTCTTTTTACAATTTTTACATAAGAATCCACATTTTGCTAAAGCTAAGCTAAATTATGGGTGGATTTTTGCTAATCCTAAAAATTTACCAATGTCTGCTGCTAAATTTGGTCAATCTAGGGACACTAATATCAATATGAATGTTTTGGTTAATGTGGTGGAAACGATGTTGCGGAGTTACCTTGCCCCGTTGCGGGACTCTTGCCGAAAGTTACACCCTAATCAACTTAAAATTGTTACCGACACCACTACTGGTGTCATGGGTAAATACTTTAATGTTCGTCGTAAAGGCGACTTTTTACTGAAGTTTCATGATTATATTCTTCCATTTTGTGATCATGCTGATGAACTCAACTTTGTTGATGTTTGGCGTGAATTTGCTAAGGAGGAACCTGTTAAACTAAGTAAGTTAGAGTCTGATGATATTCGTAGTATTTGTGCTTCTCCTGTTTTACTTGGTACCATGGGTGCTATGTATGAACAAGATTTTAATCATAAATACTCTCAAAGTGTTTTTGGTATTGGTTGGTCTAAGTGGTATGGTGGTGTAAATAGATTAGCTCATTCACTCAATGGCTGGAATGAACGTGGTGATGCAAAAAAGTGGGACAGATCTATGATCGCGTTGTCTTTTGCCGTGATCTTTTATTATAGATGGATGTGTCTTACTTCAGATGAGCGTACCCCCGTTAATTATAAAAATATGGTGTATTTACATCGTCAGAAGATGCATACTGCACGTATTTTGCCTTCCGGTCAAATTTTAGTTAAGAAAGATAAAAACCCTAGTGGATCTTGGTCTACATCTTATGATAATGACTTATGGCATCGTACCATTCGTCTATATTCTTGGTGTATTTTGACTGGTCTGCCTTGTGAGGATTATTTTTCACATTGCTTTTTAGCTACTTATGGAGATGATTATGTGGAGAGCTCTGACCAGTTTGCGATTGAACATGGTTATGTCGCAGATGCTAAAGTTGGAGTTTATTTAGATCTTGGTGTCGAATTAGTTTTGGAGACACCTACTTATATTCGAGGACCTGTTGGTGTTGAGTTTCTCGGTGGATTGATAAAGAAATATGGTAATGATTATATCATGGTTCCTTCTAGACCTGATAAAATTTATACAGCGCTGTATTATCCGCCTAAGAAAGAGAATCTTAACCTTGCGTTCTCTCGTGCTTTGCAATTATATCTTGAGTCTTACTTTTGTGAGACCAACTCCCAAATGTTGTACGCATATACTAAGTTCTTACTTGAGTCTGGTGCTCGATACGTCGACACAGGTGAGGACTTTGGTGTTAGTGTTAATGCTGAGATGCTTTATACTGCTAAGCATCTTTGGCTTGGATATGAGGGGCGTTTTTGATTTTTTATCGCCACTCGCGCTGCTGGTTAGCGCTATAAAAGTAAGACCAGTGGGTAAATTATCCACACTTTGTACTATGGGTAGTACGCAATGCAAAACGCACAAAAATTGTCGAAAAGTGCACGTAGACGAGCACGTCGAGATGCAAAAATTGCGTCTCAACTCTCCTTACCCGGAGGGATTACAAAACGGGAACAAAATAATTTACGTAAAATATCGAACGAGCCGGTTTCGGCCGTGGCGAGAACTAACCGTGAGTTACAACCCCTTTCAGCCTCAAACAGAAGCGGACGAAACCTTAATCGCGCGGTTACTCCTTTGAAG